AAGGACTCTGGCTCTGTCATTGATGTCACCGATGCTGATGCTTCTATTTTGGTTGGTGCTGGCAAGGCAGAATTATCTGTTGTGTCGAACTCATCGAAAAAGCCAAAAGCTGCTCCTGCTCCTGAAAAGAAAGTGCTTTCTACTGAGAGCATGAAGGAGGCAGTTAAAACGAAAACATCTACTCCTCTTAAAGAGGCAGGCTAAAATGTCGGTTATTCAACAAAACCTTGAGAAGGTTAATTTAATAGCAGGTCATCCAACTGCTGCTCGTACAGCTACTGGTCAAACCAGTGGGATTGATCTAAAGGATTATGACGGTGACGTCGTATTCTTTTTGGATTCGGCTGCTGGCGGTGGATCAAGCCCAACGCTTGATGTAACTGTTGAGGATTCTGCTGATAACTCCTCGTTTGCTGCTGTTTCTTCAGGTGCTGTTGCTTTCACTCAAGTGACTGGTACAGCTTCTGCTCAGACAGTTTCTTTAAACAAGGATGATGCCAGGCGTTACGCTCGCATCAAGTACACCATTGGTGGGTCTTCACCTACCTTCACATTCTCAGTCAATGCAATTGGCTTGAAGAAGTACGGTTAATTTCATATAGCCTTCTGTTCAGCCGCAGGAGGCTTTTTTTCTTATGGCTTTCACCGAAGACCTAACTACATTTTTTGCTGATTTTAGTGATCCTGTCTTGTATGACGGTGTCTCTTATAAAGGTATTCTTGAGCAGCCTGACGAGATCGTGGCTGACGGAGTTGTGATGACAACCGATTATCAATTGACTGCTAAAAATTCAGATTTGGGTTCGTTATCTTTTGACTCGAAGCTGACTGTGGCAGGGATCGCATATACAGTTCGTAGTGTTAGAAAGGTAGATGATGGAAGTATTTGTATTCTGTCTTTAACTAAGGATTAGGAGTTCTCATGGCAAGCAAACGTGAACAGATACTTGCTGCTTTAAAGACGAAACTTGCAGGTACAACAGGTGTAAGCACTCGCATTTACAGATCCAGGGTGGAACCGATGAGCAGGGGAGAGTCTCCTGCAATTGTTATTGAATGGTTAAATGATCAGCCTTCTATAAATTCTGCTACTTACTTGAATTTAGATTGGACTTTAAGGGTAAGAATTGTCGTTATAACTAGAGGTACGACGCCTGATACTTTGGCTGATGCAACAATTGAGAGTTTGCATACAAAGCTGGTGACAGACCCTACCATTGGTGGGTTAGCAATAGATATCAGACCTTCTACTACTTCTTTTGAGGTAGTAGAGGCTGACCAGCCTGCGGGTATTACTTTCTGCGAATATGAAGTGGATTATCGGACAACTTATTCCGATTTATCGACATAAAATTCGCTGTTAAGATTAACCCTATCAACCCAAAGCACTTATCATGAGTCATGTAAATCCATCTGAAGGTGGGAGCTACACTTTCAATCCGAAAACTGGCAAGTACAATCTTGTTCAGCAGACACTCCCCCCAAATGCTGTTCCAACTGAATCATCAAACGAGGTAATTACTGATGGCCCTGCTGACACGGAAGAGAGTGATCCTAGTGGAGACGGAGAGTAGCTACGGCTCTGATCCAACTCCTACTGGTGCTGATGCTCTAATTGTTAGTGATCTTTCTATCACTCCACAGGCAAGTGATGTTGTTAATCGTGACACCGTAAGACCTTATCTTGGTGCTAGTGAGCAACTGCTTGCAAACACAAGAGTTGAATGTACTTTCTCCGTAGAACTTGCGGGTTCAGGAACTGCCGGAACGGCTCCTAGATGGGGCAAGGCTCTCAAGGCATGCGGAATGTCTGAGACGTCTTCTGGTTCTGGAGCTGCTGGTGTTGTTACTTATGCACCCGTAAGTGCGTCCTTCTCAAGTGTGACGATTTATTACATGCTTGATGGCGTTCGCCATAAGGTCACAGGTTGTCGCGGAAGCGCAAGTATTAGCGCAAGTGTTGGAGAAATTCCTTCTTTGGATTTCAACTTCACAGGTGTTTATGTAGCTCCTGACGATCAAGCTTTGCCTACTGTTTCTTATGGAGCACAGGCTACTCCATTGGTCTTTAAGAATGGCAACTCCACTGGCTTCCAGTTATTGAGTTATGCAGGTGCTTTGCAGTCTGTTTCTTTAGATCTTGGCAACTCTCTTGTTTATAGAGAGCTTGTTGGTGGTACGAAAGAAGTGCTGTTGACTGACAGGGCTGTAACTGGTTCAGTTTCTATAGAAGCTGTCACTATGGCAACCAAGAACTTCTTTGCTGCGGCTCTAACAGATGCGACTCTAGGCAACCTTCAGTTCACTCACGGAACTGGATCTGCTGGTAGTGCAAATGGAAACTCCATTAAAGTTGCTTCTACCAAGGTTGATATTGGTGATGTTTCTTATGGAGAACAAGACGGGATTGCGATGTTGGAAATTCCATACACCGCTGTACCTTCGACTGCTGGAAACGATGAGTTCTCGATAGTTCAATACTAAATCAGGCAAGGGGAGTTTAAACTCCCCTTTTTTGTGGTTAGAGTGGCTAAGAATATCTTTTATCTTTATGGCATTTATTCGTAGAAAGTCCAAATCTTATCCTTGGCCTGTTGAAATCAAGCGTCCTTCTGAAACTAATGCTGGAGAATTTGATTCAGATACATTCACTATTCAGTTCAAAAGACTAACTAAAAAAGAGCTAAATGCCTTTACTGAAGCCGAAGAGGAGAAGGCTTTGGAGAAGATTGTCGTAGGCTGGAGTGACATTACAGAAGAGGATGGCACAGAGATCCCCTTCACCAAAGGGAATCTTAAGGATTTCTCTGAGGATATAGATTTCGTGGCTGGCGTAGTCGAGGCGTTTCAGGCGTTTTATACGAAAGGTAAGGAGGGAAACTAACAGAGGCCGCTATTTATTGGGCTTCTGGCGGTAAAGAAGTCGAGGATTTAACAGAGCAAGATGCCGCAGGTTTTGGCATTGAGCTTCCTAAAAGCCCAAAAGCAGAGGAAGAAAATAAGGATTTTGAGATATGGGAATGTAATTGGGCAACGGTTATGTTGTTCCTAAAGATGCAAACACAGTGGGCTGTCTCGATGGCTGGTTATGTTGGATTAAAATATGAGGTATTATTAGTAGCTGGAGGACTGTTTGACCTCTACAATGTAAAGGACCGCACTGAGGTATTAGAAGGGCTTCAAACTATGGAAATTGCGGCATTAAAAGAATTTAATAAGAAGGAGTCGAAATAATGGCTGGAAGAAGTCAAGCGATTACTGATTTAATTATCAATTTAAAGGCAAAGGGTGCTGGAGAAGTTGAGTATTTAAGAGATGAATTAGGTAAATTACAAAAAACCACAAAGCTTACTGCGGATCAGTTAGATAGACAAAGAGTAGCTGTTAAGAATTTAGGCAGGGCGACAAAAGATACGACTTCTGGAATGAGGTTACAGGTAAATGCCTTACAAAAGATAAGGACAAATGCCTCTGTAACTGGTGCTTCCTATGCTCGTCTTACGAGAGATATTAATAAGTTAAATAGTGCTTTAAAAGAACAGGTCAATTTAGAAAAAGGTGTTGGTGGAAGGGGTGGAAGGACGTTAGCGTTGCCTTTCGTTGGCATGAGAGAAGGAGCACGTGGTCGAGATCTGACGACTGGGCTTGCCTTCGATGACAAAAGAACTGCATTTAATAAGTCAAGACAAGGGCTGGGACTGGAGCAGCTAGTAGCTGCGAGTTTCTTTGCTAATCAGTTCAAAAAAGGTCGGAGTCTGGGAACACCAGGGCCAGATACTCCTAGCGGTTTTCAAAATGTACCAGGGTTCCAGCTAAAGCAACACAATCAGGCGGTAGAGACTTTAACGAAGGCTTTAAATGGTCAACTTACGGTAACTGAAGATCTTCGTATTCAGTCAAAGGCATATAGGGATATTCTTACTAATTTAAAAACAGTAACTCAGACATATACGGCCTCTGTGCAGGCTCAGGATGCTTGGGCTTCAAGGGATGTAGCTGTAGACAGTTCAAGGAGGAGATATGCTTATGGTGTTAAGGAAAAATTCGGAGAACATAGGAGGAGAGGGTTTGGATTAGGGCGTTATGGGCTAGGAGTTGGTGGTGATCCTGAAGGTGGTGGATTAGCAAGGATTAGATCTGATATTCGTTTCCAGACTCCAAAATTAAACGAATATAAACAGCTTCCTGGGCCTGCTCAATTTGTTAAATGGCTTTTTGAAACTCCTAAGTGGAAGAGCATGAAGGGGGAGATGAAAGGCTTAGGAGCAAAAGAGACTGGCTTTAGTTTTGGACCTAAATATGGTCAGAGGAAAGATGTTTCTTTTATAAGTGACATGACTTATGGCGTTCCTCTTAGGGGGAGTATGCCAAAAGGGCTTGATACGCTTAAGGTTGGTCAGTGGGACAGGCAAGGTATAGGACTAGATCCTAGTTTTCCAAGGACGAAGACAGGTTATCAGCAGCGAATTTCAGACTTAGCAAGAGAAGAAGCAAATTTAGATATTGGGTCGAAGGAGCAGATTCGTACCAGGAAGGAATTGGATAAGGTAACAGATGAATATAACAAGGCTTTAGGGCTGTATGAAAAGAGATTAAAGGGTATTAATACTTTACAGAGCAAGTTGGGTCAGCGTAGAGGTGTTGGGACTAGAGATTCTCAGACTGGTGCAATGATTGGTGCTCCAGGATCTGCGTATGTTGGCGAGCGTAGAGGTGGTGGTGGAAGAGGAGGGGCTTTAGTTAAATATGATCCTTCTGCACAACCAATGCAAACTGTTCAAAGTTTGCAGGAATTTGTAAGGACACAGGAAAAACTTGTTGCAACCAGTGGTACAAGTATCAATACGTTATCTAGAACTCGTTCTAAACTTGAAGAGATAAAGAATACATTAGATCCTACTTCTAAGAATTTTAATCGAGTCACACAGGCTATAGCTAAGACTGATAAGGCGTTGACGCGATTAAATAGTAATAAATTTAGTGGCGCGAGCCTAGCTAGAACTGGTCAGGCTGTTCTTGGTGCTGGATTCTTTGGTGGACCTGCTGGATTCTTAGGGGCTGGGATAGGAGCTGGGGTGAATGCTTTAAGGCCAGGTGGTGATATGCAACAAGGTGCAATCACTGGGGGATTGGTTGCTAGTCAGGTTTTGAATCCTATTGCTCAAGGCATTAGCGGCTCAACCGATTATGCGGCTGAATACTCAAAAGCACAGAAGACTTTAAAGTTGATAACTAAAGATGCAGGCTCTTATGGGGTTGCAATGGAGGCTGTTACGACAGCAGTAGAAGAATATAACGTGCCGCAGGAAGTTGCTATCAGAGGGATGACAAGGTTAAGTGCTGCTGTTTTGGGTTCAGGAGGAAATATTAACAATGCAGCAGAGGCATTCTTAAATACAACTGCTGCAATTAAGGGTACTGCTGGTAGTGCGGATGATGTTAAGTCGGCAATCACCGCAATGGTGCAAATATATAGTAAGGGGAAGGTATCAGCCGAAGAACTTTCAGGCCAGTTGGGTGAGCGTTTTCCTGCTGCCGTAACGAAATTTGCTGATGCTAATAAGCTCTCTACGCAAGAATTACAGAAGAGCCTGAAAGATGGAACAGTAGGTCTAGATATGTTGAGTAAGTTTGTAGCGAGTTTAGGTGATGAATATGCTCCGTTAGCTAAGAAGATCGCAGAATCAAACGAAGAAGCTGGAGCCAGATCAAGGGTTGCGATGAATAAGTTAAGGATTTCAATAGGGGATACGTTGATTCCTATAGGTAAGGAGTTTCAAGAAATTGGTGCTAATATTCTTGTTGATTTAATTCCTTCATTGTCGAAGCTGGCCTCGTTTGGAGGTTCTGTATTTAAAATATTCGCATCAATAATAGCGTCACTTGTCGAGAATTTTAATATCTTGTCTCCTGCTATCACGACGGCTACTGTTGCACTTGTTGCTTACAATGTTCAACAAGCAATAGCTACCAAGACAGGCATAGCTTTAATGGCGACGCAGGCTTATGGGGCGATGATGAAACTTATTGCAGCTATTAAAGCGGGAACTATAGTTCAAACTATTTTTAATGCAGTTGTATCAGCTAACCCCTATGTGGCTGCTGCTGTCGCCATAGCTGCTATTGCCTCAAGTATTTGGGCAGTTGTGTCTGCAAACAAGGCGTTGAAAAAAGTAAATGATGGAGGTTCACCTTTTGGAGATATAACTGGAATGACCCTTGAGGAGACAAAGAGGAATCTTGAAGCAGTGAATAATACAATAAAAATGTATCAAGATATAATTAATGATCCAGAAACTGATGGTAAAAAGAGAAAAGGATTAAGTGGAATGATTGATACTTTGAAAGAATTTGTTCTTGATTTAGAAACACAAATAACGAAGCTGGGAGGGAAGCATGATTACGATAAACTTGGAGGAGATAAGTCTGGATATCAATCTTTCTGGGACGATTTAACGAATGGGGCCAAACATGCTCAAGAAGTTTTCACTGGTGCTTTCAAGAAGATGGAAGATTCTTTAACCGAGTTTGTAATGACAGGTAAGTTAAACTTCAAGTCTTTTGCACGTTCTATCATTGCAGATCTAGCAAGAATGATTATTAAAGCTGCAATCTTAGGCCCATTGTTTAAGTTCATTGCGCCTGTTGAAAGTACAGGTTGGTTTAGCAATGCAAAGAAAAATGCGTTAGGTAATGTTTATGGTCAAAACGGCATTGTTCCTTTCGCCAGAGGTGGCGTAGTCGATAGTCCGACGCTATTCCCATTCGCCAATGGGGCGGGACTAATGGGGGAGGCGGGGCCAGAAGCGATAATTCCCCTCAAGCGAGGTAGGGACGGGAGACTTGGAGTTGCTGGTGGTGGTGGAACCAATATTGCTGTGAATGTTGATGCAACTGGCTCTAGTGCTGAAGGTGATACTGCAAGAAGTCGTGAGTTGGGAGGCTTAATTGGAGCTGCAATACAAAATGAACTTGTAAAACAAAAGCGACCTGGAGGTTTGTTAGCATAAATTATGGCAACTTTTCCCTCTATAAACCCTGACTACGGTGTTCAGAAACGTAGTAGTCCAAATGTGAAGACTGTTCAGTTTGGAGATGGTTATCAACAAAGATTAGTTTATGGCCTGAACCAAAACCTGAAAACTTATAGCCTTAGTTTTCGTAATCTTCCTGAGACGGGAGCAAACTCAAGCGACACAATAGAAACATTTTTAGATGCCAGGGCTGCTGATGGAGCCTCTTTTGATTGGACTCCACCAGGTGAATCTGCTGCTTCTAAATTTATTTGTTTAAATTGGGACAAGACGATCCCTTATCCAAATAGAGCTACGATTCAGGCAGAATTTAGACAAATAGTAGAGCCCTAAATGTCAGTAGTAGCAGCTTGGTCACAGAATACCGCTTATAGTCTAGGCGACATAAGAAGACCGTCTTTAACTCCAGTTGACGGTTTATTTTTCAAAGTTACAACTGCTGGAACAAGTGGTGCGACTGAACCCGTTTGGGTGAAAAATATAGGTGAAACAACAACAGATAATTCTGTTGTCTGGACTGCAATTAGTAGTGTCTATGAAGATATTTCGACATTAAATCCTAATGCAATTATTGAATTATTTGAGATGACTTTAGACAATGGATTGCATGGAAGTACAGATACATATAGATGGCATAATGGTTGCAATGCCAATGTATCTGGGAATATCACGTTTGCCTCTCAGTCTTATACGAGAATGCCCATTGAGGCGACAGGCTTTAAATATACTTCTGTAGGTTCAATACCTCGTCCAACGTTGACTATTTCTAACTTAGATGGGGTCATGACGACGTTATTATTATTAGTCAATGAAACGACGATAGGAAATGATCTTGGAGGAGCGAAGGTTAGTCGAATTAGAACATTGAAAAAATTCTTAGATGGAGAATCTGGTGCTGATCCTAATGCTCGTTTCCCTACAGAAGTCTGGTATGTAGATAGAAAGTCTTCTGAAAACAGGGATGCAGTGTCTTTTGAACTTGCGTCTGAGGTTGATTTACCTAATAGGAAGATTCCAAAGAGGCAATTGATAGGAAATATTTGCCAGTGGGCTTATAGATCTTCTGAATGTTCTTACACTGGAAGTAATTATTGGAAGGCTGATGATTCGACAGCCTCTTCTTCAGCTCAAGACAAATGTGGTAAAAGGGTTAGTTCTTGCAAATTGAGGTTCGGAGCTAATGGTGAATTGCCTTTTGGGTCATTCCCAACAGCAGGAAGAACACAATGACGATATCGGAAGCGATTCAAGAGAAAGCTCTCGTACATGCTAAAGAAGATTTTCCTAGAGAAAGTGTTGGTTTAATTCATATTGTTAAAGGTAGGGAGAGATATTTTCCCTGTAAAAATTTGGCTGACGAGAAAGAATTACATTTTGTACTTGATCCAGATGATTATATGAAGGCAGAGGAAGAGGGGGAAATCACTGGTATTATTCATAGTCATCCAACAACAAACCATGCACCTAGTCCTGCTGATTTAGTTGCATGTGAGAAGTCTGGATTGCCTTGGCATATTGTTAATCCAAATACAGAATTATGGGGTTACTGTGAACCCTCTGGCTATGAGTTGGCGTATGTTGGAAGACCTTTTTTCTATGGTGTTATTGATTGTTATAGCCTTATTCGTGATTTTTATAAGCGAGAATTTAATATCGAATTAACTGATTATGATCGTAAAGATCGTTGGTGGGAGCGTGGAGAGAGTATGTATTTAGATCATTTTAAAGACGAGGGATTTATAGAGACACCCATAGAAGACATTGAGTATGGATCTGTTATTTTGATGCACTTGGAGGCTAGTGTTCCTAATCACGGAGGTATTTATATTGGAGATGGCATGATTTTGCATCACGTACAAGATAGACTGAGTTCACGAGATCTTTTTGGTGGCTACTACCAGAAGAACACTGCTAAAGTTCTAAAACATGAAAGTCGTTAAGGTCTACGGAGCATTAAAGAAACGACTAGGCCAAGGTCGTTTTGAATTTGATGTGGCGACACCTGCTGAAGCAATAAGAGCCTTATGTGCAAACTTTCCTGGTTTACAGAAATGGATTATTGATAGTGAGCAGGATGGTATTGCTTATAAAGTGAAGGTAGGGAAGGAAGAAGTAGGTGAAGATAATATTGAAGAACTCGCATACCCTTGGAGCGAGAAAGATGTCTTTAGTATTACGCCTGTGCTGACTGGTGCTGGTGGAAAATGGGGGAGAATAATAGTTGGAGCAATATTGATCGGAGTAGCGATTCTTGCTCCTGCCGCAGGGATCGGTTTGGGAGGATCAGGGCTTTCTTTTGGAACGTCTTCTGCTGCTATATCGTGGGGAGCTGCCGCTGCTATGGCTGGTAACGTTGGAATGTTATTAGTCCTAAGTGGTGTGGCAGAGATGTTATCTCCATCGCCTCCGATGCCTGACATGGACCCGAATACTTTGCAGAGTTTTAGCTTTAGTGGGGTTCTTAATACAAATCAAATAGGAACTCCTATTCCAATAGCTTATGGACGGCTCTTTGTCGGGAGTTCAGTTGTCTCAAGTGGACTTGATGTTGATCAGTTAATCTAATGCAGCATATTCGAGGGGCTGGTGGTGGTGGTAAGAATGGGGGCAATCATATCCCTACCGAAGCTGATGATTCGCTTCAATCGGTTCAATATGCGACTGTCTTAGATCTTCTTTCTGAGGGTGAGATTCAAGGATTAGACGATGGCTTCAAATCAATTTATCTTGATGGAACACCTGTGCAAGATGCAAGTGGTAGCAATAACTTTGAGGGGTATTCGATAGTAACAAGGAATGGAACTCAAAATCAACTTCACATAGCAGCTTTAGATGGTACGGAAACTGAAGTAAATGTTGCGACTCAGGTGACGTTTAATACTTCGGTTACTAGACAGATAACTAATGTTAATACAGATCGCTTAAGAGTAACTTTAAAGATCCCCTCTTTGCGTCAGATAGAAGACGATGGCGATATTATTGGTTACGATGTAAGGATTAAAATAGAGGTTCAATATAATGGTGGTGGATACAATGTAGTTAAAGATGACACTATAAAAGGTAAATCTAGCAATGTATATATGCGGGATTATGTGATCCCCTTTACTGGTGCTTTTCCTGTAGATGTAAGGTTAGTAAGAGTTAGTGCGGATGATGCTAATTCAAAGACAACGAGTGAGACTTGGTGGAGTAGTTATACAGAAATAATTGATGAGAAATTCAAGTATCCAAATAGTGCTTTAACTTATTTGCGTTTTGATTCAAGACAATTTAGTAATATTCCTAACAGGAGATATTTAATTAGAGGAATAAAAGTAAAACTTCCATCTAATGCTTCTGTTGACACAACAACTCATATAGGCCGTGTTACTTATAGTGGTGTTTGGAACGGTACTTTTGGAGCTGCCACTTGGTGCAATGATCCTGCTTGGTGTCTATATGATTTGATGACATCAACTCGTTATGGGGCGTCGATTCCTGAAAGTACTCTTGATAAGTGGGATTTCTATGCTATTTCTCAATATTGCAATGGCTTGGTTTCAGATGGGAAGGGAGGACAAGAGCCACGATTTTCTTGTAACTTATTAATCAATCAACGGAAAGACGTTTATAACGCGATTAGAGAGATGACCTCTTTATTTAGAGGCATGAGTTATTACGGTGCTGGGAGTTTTACTGTTATGCAGGATAAACCTGCTGACTCTCAGTATTTACTGGGTCCATCTAATGTTGTTAATGGGGTTTTTGAATATACAGGGACATCTCATAAGGCAAGGCATAGCACTATTTCAGTTGCATATCAAACTTATGACGGTTTAGGTGAGGCTACTTTTGAATATGTTGACGATCCTGATGCCGTAGCAAAATATGGGATTATCAATAAAGAACTGAAAGCACTTGGTTGTTATTCCCAAGGGCAGGCTCATCGAATGGGCCTTTGGGCCTTAAAATCCGAGCAGTTTTTGACAGAAACTTGCACCTTCTCTGTTTCGATTGATAGTGGCATTATTGTTAGACCAGGGATGGTGATTGATGTAGCTGATCCATTGAGAGGGGGTACAAGAAGGCAGGGGCGTATTGGAGCGAGTTCCACAACAACAGTTATTAATATTGATAGTGGAGAAGATTTCTCCGTTGATCTAACCAAGAGTCCAACACTATCTGTCATCTTGCCGACAGGTGTTTTAGAAACAAAAACAATTAGTAATTATGCTCCAAATGCAACTCCTCCTACGGTTACTGTTTCTTCTGCCTTCAGTGAAGCTCCTAATGATGAATCTATTTATTTAATTCAAACCAGTGATATTCAGTCTCAGCAGTATCGAGTAATAGCAGTAGAAGAGGCGGGCGATGGTATCTTTGCTGTAACAGCTCTTCAGTACAATAGTTCTATTTACTCTTCTGTCGATTCGGGAGAGGATGTTGTCTTAAGAGATATTACTAACTTAAGTGCTGCTCCTGATGCAGTTACAGATATAGAAGGTCAAGAATTTCTCTACTCTGATGGTCAGGGTGTTTTTGTTGGTTGTGACTTAAGTTGGCAGCATAACCGTAAAAGGGTTACAGGCTTTAGAGTTACTTATCGAGTTGATAATGATAACTGGGCAACGATTACGACAGCTTCTCCATCAGTCAGTTTGAGACAGGGTGGTAACTTTGGTGCGTTAAGAGCTGGGAACTTGCAGGTGCAAATTCAAGCTGTTAACTACTTAAATAAGGGAAGCACTATTGCAACATTTAATAAGACTTTGGCTGGTAAAACAGCAGCTCCAGGGAATGTTGTTAACTTCACGATGATCCCTACAAATGGATTAGCTCGTTTGCAATGGACTCAATCAAGTGATCTTGATGTTGTTGTTGGTGGTCTAGTCAGGATTAGACACTCACCTGCTTTATCTGGTGTTACATGGGCTAGTGCTTCTAGTATTCACAGTGACTTAACAGGTACAGCAAAGGAAGCCTATTGTGATCTTAAGTCTGGGACTTATCTAGCTAAGTTTGTTGATTCAGGTGGAAGAACGAGTACAGGTACAGCAGTCGTTGAATTTACTAAGCCTGATTTACAGAATTTAGTCAATATCAATAATCAGACAGAAGATAATACTTTCCCAGGGACAAAGACAGATTTAGTTGTTGCTGGCGGGGAGTTATTAAATGCTGCTGATGGATCAAATTGGGAAACAACAGGAACTTATCTCTTCCAAAATAATCCAATTGATTTAGGTGATGTTTTCAATGTTCAACTTGATAGTACGTTAAAGGTCAGAGGATTCTTCCCAAGCAACCCATATATTGATACCTTCTCTAATTTTGATTTAATAGCTGATTTTGATGGTGCTACCCCTGCTACTTGCAATGCAGAAATCTATATAAGAACAACACAAACTGATCCAAGTAGTTCACCTACATGGACATCGTGGAGGCCATTTAATAATGCTCAGTTCTCTGCTAGAGGATATGAATTAAAAGCCGAAGTTACAACAGGTGGTGACAATACAGCTCGTATTGCAATCGAACAACTAAGAGTCGCTTCTAATGTTCCAACAAGATCAATTAATGGTGCGGGAACAACTTCTAACAGTGGTGATTTTACAGTTACTTTTGCTAAGAAATTCAATGCTACACCTGCTATTGGGATAACAATGAGTGCATCAAGTTCGGGAGACTATTACACAATTGCAAGTAGTTCCGCTACCGCTTTTACCGTTTCGATCTACAATAGTGGAGGAACCCGTCAGGCTCGTGCATTTAGTTGGACGGCTACTGGCTACGGACAAGGAGCTTAATGGCCCAGTCAGATCAAACCATTGCGA